CAACTCAGAAGTTGATGCTCAAAGAGATATTGCTAAGCTAACGGTTGAAGAAACAAGATTGAATGCTTTAAAAGAACGTCAATCTGAAGACAAAGAACGAACTGTAAAAACACCTACTTTAGATCAAAGGCTGCAGGGGCAAACACCTCCTCCAGATCCGAGAGCTGAAGACTGGGCGTCAAAAAACGATTGGTTTGGTAAAGATAATGCCATGACTTATACGGCTTTTGACTTACATAAGAAACTAACAGAGCAAGAAGGGTTTGACCCTAATTCTCCCGAATATTATGCGGAAATAGATAAAAGAATAAGAGTTGACTTTCCACATAAATTTGGTAATAATACGTCTCAGGAATCGACTAAACGTACACAAACAGTAGCTTCAGCGAAGCGAAGTGTACAACCCGGTCGCCAAACCGTGAGACTCACATCATCTCAGGTAGTAATCGCTAAAAAATTAGGTGTGCCACTTGAAGAATATGCGAAACAATTAAAACTCACGAAGGAGGCATAAGCATATGCAAAACGACGACAAAATGAAAACTTCCCGTGCGAGCCAGACAAGAGAAAAAACATCTCAAAAAAAAGTTTGGACTCCACCATCATCTTTAGATGCACCCCCTGCGCCAGATGGGTATCAGCACAGATGGATAAGAGCCGAAACTATGGGCTTTGATGATTCAAAGAACATGGCCGGTAGACTAAGATCAGGATACGAACTCGTAAGAGGAGACGCGTATCAAGGATCTGAATATCCAGTGATATCAGAAGGTAAATACAAAGGGGTAATCGGAGTTGGTGGCCTTTTGCTTGCAAAGGTACCGATAGAGGTTGTTAAATCGCGCGAAGCATACTTTGATGGTATGACTAAAGACGCAAATGACGCGATTGAAAATGACCTTATGAAGGAGCAACACCCAGGAATGCCAATCAACGCTGAGAGGCAGTCCCGTGTAACCTTCGGTGGAACAAAGAAAAACTAATTTATTAGCGATTCCTAATCCAACGAAATTTAAATAAACCGTTCATAATTTTATTATTATGAGCATTAGGAGAAAAATACTATGGCAAATCAAGACGCAGCTTTTGGTTTCAGACCTACAAGATCACTTGTGGGTGGACAAATCAGAACTGAAGAATATGCAATAGCTAATAACTACAATACAGCAATTTATACTGGTCAAGTAGTTGAAGCGGTTGCAGCAGGTGGTATTGAAGCAGCAGCGGCAGGAGACACACAAGTAGCAGGTGTTTTCGGTGGCGTGTTTTATACTGACCCGACAACAAGTAAACCAACATGGAAAGCATACTATCCAGCTAGCACAGCAGCTGCTGATATAGTTGCTTCCGTATATGCAGACCCAGAGATCGTGTATGAAGCACAACATTCTGGTACAGGAACAGCAGCAATGAATAATTCAGGAATGGACTTCGCAGGAGTAGCAGGATCTACAACTACAGGTCAATCAACTTCTGAGTTAGACACGTCTGATTCTGGAACCGGTGGTAACTTCAAACAAATCGGAATCTCAAAAGATCCCGAAAATAGCGATACGAGTACAGCTAATGCCAACGCTTATTGCGTTGCCAATACTGGTCTTCATATCTTTAAACTAACAACAGCCGTATAATAGGAGATATATAATCATGGCAATATCACGATCACAACTAGTTAAAGAACTAGAGCCAGGTTTGAATGCACTATTCGGCTTGGAGTACAAAAACTACGCTAACGAACATGCAGAAATTTTCAGTTCAGAAAATTCAGACAGAGCTTTTGAAGAAGAAGTTATGTTATCTGGATTTGGAAATGCTGCTGTAAAACCTGAAGGTCAAAGTGTTAACTACGACGCAGCACAAGAAACTTTCACGGCTCGTTACACGCATGAAACGCTTGCTTTAGCGTTTTCAATCACTGAAGAAGCGATTGAAGATAACTTGTATGACAGACTTGCGTCTAGATATACAAAAGCATTAGCTAGATCTATGGCTAATTCTAAACAAGTTAAAGCAGCAAATGTTCTTAACAGAGCGTTTAACAGTTCATACACTGGCGGAGATGGTTTAGAACTTTGTTCAACAGCACACGTAATTGTTGCTGGTACTGAGCAAAATGAACTATCAACTGCTGCAGACCTTAACGAAACATCTTTAGAGCAAGCAATGATTGACATTGCAGCACTAACTGATGAACGTGGTCTGAAAATTGCGGCTAAAGGAATGAAAATGATTGTTCCTTCTGCTTTGCAATTTACTGCTGAAAGATTGATGAAATCTGTAGGTAGAGTGGGAACAGCTGATAACGATATTAATGCAGTCAAAAACATGGGGATGATTCCTCAAGGTTATGTAGTAAATCACTACTTAACTGACACTGATGCATTCTTTATCAAAACAGATGTACCTAATGGACTTAAACACTTCACAAGAGCACCAATCAAAACCGCTATGGAAGGCGATTTTGAAACTGGTAACGTGAGATACAAAGCTCGAGAAAGATACAGCTTCGGCTGGTCTGACTGGAGAGGTATCTTCGGATCACCAGGTGCGTAATAAGTAAATAAGTAAATTAATGAGGCCGCCTTAAAACGGCCTCATTTTAAGAATACAGTAAGAAATACACTATGAAAACCTTCCGAGTACAAATCCGTTACCATGGGCATTATGCAGACTTCATCATTACAGCTGAAGATAATGCTAAAAGTATAGAGCAATCTATCCTTGACAAAATAGGAAAAAATGAGGTATTGTTCGAGTCTGATGGATTTACCAATAAAAAAGGTAAATGGATAACTTATGAGGAAGTTATAAATGACACAAGAACTATACAAACAGAAGAAGTCCTTGGAGTTAAGTTGGGAACAAGAGTATAACGAATCAGGTAGATATACTATTAATATGGTCGAAATTGATGAAAAAATTAAAAGTACCATCACTCAGATCAAATTAGCAGAATCCCACGAAGCAGATCTTAGAAATAAGATAGAGGACTCAAAAGCACAAGTTTCAGTAGCTACTTAGTCTAAAAAGCTATATACGGAAAACGTCTCCGAATCACATAATCTCTTGCACTCTATTTAAAAAAGAGCTATAAAAAATTACTATACATTTTAAATAAAAAAAATAAGTGTAGACGCGTATAGTCGACATCCCTAGGGACTACATTTATATATTCTAGGAGGAATATAACATGGCTAACACAACTTTTTCGGGACCCGTAAGATCGGAGAACGGATTTAAAACTATAACTAAAACTGCATCAACAGGTGTAGTACATGATAGAACTTATGGTACACCAGCAAAGGATGCAAGAAGAGCTTACTTAGAAGAAGACTTCATGCAAAGACCTGGTATCAATGCAAATATTGACCAAGTCTCTACAGTTGAAGTTCAAAGAGCTTTAAATAGAAACTGGGAAGCATTAGGAACTAACATGACTACTGCTCTATGTACATTTGCGACAACTGGCGCTGGAGTTTTAGTAACAACAGCAACAGCTGATCAAGATCAAGGTATTTTGTTACCACATTTAGATACTGCAGCGACAGCATGGGCAGGAACTTTATGGGGAACAGAAAACTCAGTTCATTTTGAAACATCACTGCAGATACCTGCACTTGATAATCAAAAAGTTTGGACGGGTCTAAAGTTAACTAATGATCAATTAGTTGCTACGGACGCTAACCAAATGTTCTTTAAATATCAAACAGATGCTACAAACAGTGAAGCCTTTACGACTTTTGCTAAATGGCATTTTGTTCATAGTATTGCTGACACTGATTATATTAGTGTATTACCAATTACTGTTGCGATAAACACACCATATCACTTTAAAATTGAAGTTGATTCAGACAGAAAAGCGACAATTTTTGTAAATGGTATTCAATACAATGTAACAACTACAGCGGGCAGCACAGGCGGTACAGCGGTAACAGCGGTACAACCAGGTAAAGCAGTTACTAAAACAGCAGCTTTAACAGACAACATTGATTTAATTCCTTATGTTGGAATTGAAGCAGGAGACGGTGCAGCGGAAGCAGTCAACGTTCACTATGTTGCTTGTAGCAGAAACGTATACGAATAATAAATAAAGACTTTAATTAGAGCAGGGGCTTCGGCCCCTTCTCTCTAACAGGAGGAAAAATGGCAGACGCAGTAACAAGTCAAACTTTATCAGATGGCGATCGAACCGCTGTAATGAAGTTTACAAATATATCAGATGGTAATGGTGAAGCATCTGTAGCAAAAGTAGATGTCTCAGCTTTAACCGCGAATTCACATACAGGAGCCGCTTGTGCAAGAGTTCATATTACACAAGTATGGTATGCAATTTCAGGAATGAGAATCGATTTAGAATGGAATGCTTCAACTAATGTTAAAGCATTAATTTTAGGTGGTGGAGTAACTTTAGAACCTACGAATGGACATTTTGATTTTAGATCTTTCGGTGGAATTAAAAATAACGCAGGTAGTGGCATTAATGGAGATATTGATTTAACAACATTACATCATACCGCTAATGATGCCTACACGATTGTTTTAGAATTAAGAAAATCTTACTAGGAGGTAGCGCATGGCTAATACTACTTCCGGAACAGTAACGTTCGATAAGACTTTTGCTGTAGACGAAATCATTGAAGAAGCATACGAACGAATTGGTTTACAATCTGTTTCGGGATATCAATTAAAAACAGCAAGACGTTCTTTAAATATATTATTTCAAGAATGGGGAAATAGAGGTTTGCACTACTGGGAAGTAGGCGATACTAATATTGATCTTGTTGAAGGCCAAGCTGAGTACACTTTCTACAGAGCAACAGGAGATGGAACTTCATCAACAACCGTTGGTGGAACAACAGGAACATCAACTTATGGTGTTGCTGATGTTTTAGAAGCAACTTACCGAACAGGTAGAGGTACCACTTCTGAAGCGGATTCTGCTCTTACTAAAACAGATAGATCAACTTATTCTGGACTCGCTAATAAATTATCTGAAGGAACACCTACAAGATATTTTGTTCAAAGATTCGTGGATAAAACAACTGTCACTTTACACCCAACACCTAATTCAACAGCAGCATCAAAAGACGTTCACCTTTTCTTTGTCAAAAGAATACAAGACGTTGATGCAACTTACACTGATGCAACCGATGTCCCTTATCGTTTTGTACCTTGTATGGCATCAGGATTAGCTTTTTATTTATCACAAAAATACGCTCCACAAAGAACACAAGAATTAAAATTATTTTACGAGGATGAATTAGCAAGAGCACTATCAGAAGATGGTTCTTCTACAAGTGTTCATATTCTTCCTAAAACTTATTACCCAGGAACATAATGGCATTCGCAAGAGGAAAATACGCAAAAGCAATATCAGACCGATCAGGTATGGAATTTCCATATAATGAAATGATCAAAGAATGGAATGGTATGTTAGTACATAAATCAGAATATGAAGCCAAGCATCCTCAGTTAGAGCCAAGAGGAACTGGAGCAGAAGGACATGGTTTACAACATGTGCGACCCGCAAGAACTGAAGAAGATGTTGTGGGCATGTTAGGACCTGATCCCTTTGAAACCATTGCAGCAGCTTCTGGAATTTTAAATGTATTTGA